CAAAGCACTGATACTCGTTGCAACATTGGCTGTGCTGACCAGTGTTGCAGCCTGTTCATGGCAAGCGGAACCTCTGCCTGCCGAATCAGCACAATCCGAATCCTCTCTCAGCACCTCTGAATCTGCGACGCAAGAAACAGCAGAAGAAGAACAGCAAATCCCGGACTTATCCGGCGTACCGGAACCGAGCCCGGAACCCGCTGCATTTCCTGAACCGTCTCCTACACCGCAACCAGAACCTTCCCCGGGTCCGACTCCCGAACCGACGCCTGCGCCGACTCCCGAACCTGCGGCAGCGACGTCTGTCTGGGGTGATGTTGCCCCTGCAGCATGGGGTCAAGCCTACGGCACGATTACCTGTGACGCGATTGGTCTGAACGCTTCTCTTATCTGGGGCGATGACCAGAGTCTTTTGAATCAACGCGGCGGGGTATATCAGTATCCGGGTTCTTACCAAGTCGGCGTGACCGGAGGGCATCTGCTTTGCTCTCATAATGACAGCGTGTTTTCTCTGCTGCAATATGTCAGCATAGGGGATAACTTTGTTGTGGACACCGATTACGGCGAGTATGTGTATTCCGTCACCCTGGCAAAACCAGGCTATGTGTCCTCGGACGCGAGCACCGTGATTGCGGATGACGGCACTGTCCTCGTTAATTTCACAGACGGAATCGATAAACTTATCATGTATACCTGCTATCCGTTTGGGTATTACAGCCCAACGAATCAGAGATATGTGGTTCAGGCTGTTTTGCAAGCATGATTGGAGATGTAGTTTTAGGATGCAAAAAAGAAAAATCCGAAAATTCCTGCATTACACAGGAACTGTCTTTATTCCGCTCATCATTGCTATGATGGGCGTTTTGTTTTGGGTGAAAGTAATGAACGACATCGAATGGCTCCTTCTTTCCCCGAAACATGTCGCGTTCGGCTGCGTTGCGAGCCTTGGCTTGGTTCTTTGCTGTATTTATGCGGACAGGATGCTGTGCCATGAGGTTTCGG